TTGAGCTCTTCCTCAAAAGCTGCAGCCGAGTCACTCTGGACGATGGCGAATTGCTGGATGCTCTGCGCTTTCATAAAATAAAAACACCTCCTTCGATATTCAATTAAGATTTATCGTTGGAGATGACTCTAACTTCAATATACAATTGTTAAGGATTGAGTGGATATTTGCCCTACCCTACTACCTAAAAAATTATGATTTTAGGAATAGTTGCGGGAATAATTTTACCCGTCAACTTGTGACGGTCCCCTATACCCTAACAGGTCGTAATATTTAGTTTCAAGTCACCTTCCTTTTTTAAGATACGCCCATTTATATCCCTTGTCAATAGGCCTTTACATTGTTTAAAATTGAATACGGAGGTGATTTGTATGGCATTATTCAAGAAAAAAACGGAGATGGACTTCATCGTCCCTCACACAGATAACTATAAAGGCTTCAACAGGATCAAGCTTGCAACATACCGAGACGAGTATGCCCATAAAGGGATAAAGGCACTCGGCAACAAGCAGATCCGCACCGTCGGCTTCCAGCTGATAAAGGTCAACGGCTCCCCTGCCGTCAATGTTTATGCGAACGACAACCGCATCGGCACGATTTGGAGCGACTCGTGGAAGGATTATTACAAACAGATCAAAGCCGGCAAAGTCCGTGCTGCACACCTTGACATCGTGGATCCTGATGAGGTATATCTGTATATAGCGTTGTAATTGTTCTTAGCAAACTCACAATTACCGCCACGCAAAAAGACCCGAGGCGATTAGCCCCGGGCCTTCTTGTAATGTAAAAGGAGGTGATCCCATTGCGAACCATCTCCGGTCCGCCTTACCTTTTTTCTAAATTCTCGATTCTGACTCCGTGCTCTGCAACTGTCTCTTTTAGCTTGTCGATTTCCTTGCCGTGCTCAGTTATGCGAGAGTCCAGCTTGTCAACCGATGCTTTGAAATTGTCGATGCTCGTTTTCAGTTCGGCTATGTTGGTGTTCAGGTCGAGGATCGGTTTGAGGGCTACGATCAACGCCCCAACAAATCCGAGTAGTGCAAGTATAGCATTGTCAGGCATTGTCCCACCCCCTTATAAAACCATCGCAACGTGATTGTTTTTCCCACTACTATGTGCAGTAATCAGCACGTCGCCCCTCTTTAGAGCCATACCCTTTTTATAGGATAGGCACGTAAAATTCGAATTGGATTTCAGTTTCTCCGCAAGCGGGAGTGCGCTGCCGATGTAGCAAGTCGATAGTCCCGCCCAGCGATTGCAGAGACAGATGAGATCACCGCACGACAGTCCGCACTTAGTAGTGATTTTGGAGAGATCATAGTTGACCGCCTTTGCGAGCTTGGTCATTGCCTTGCTCTTGCCGTATGCTGTCTCGCCTTTGCGGTTATAACCTATGGCGTTGTTGGCGATTGCTTTCTCGCACATAGAAGCTGTCTTTTCGGCTTTTGCAGAATCTTTCGGTCTGAAAACGTAAGTCCAGTTGTACACCGATGTGCTTGAGGACGAATACTTGAAAGCTGACTTGCAGACTTCCTTACCGCTTGAGTCGCCTGCTTTGTGGTCATAGTCGGCACAAGCCTGACCGATGTACTTACCGCTTACTGTGGGCGTGCTGGGTGTGGCAGACTCGCCTCCGTTTACCTTGTTTATCCACTTCTGAAGAGCCTTTGTGGATGCAGGACCGAAGTATCCGTCTACGGTCACTCCGAGGAACTTCTGTGCCTTTTTTGAGGTTGCCTTTCCCCATAGTCCGTCAATCGGACTCGCTCCAATTTTCCTCTGCCACGCCTTTATAGTGCCTTGTCCGAGGATGCCGTCCGCGGACACTCCGAGTGCCTTTTGGAACATTGCTATCGAATGGTATCCGAAGTACCCGTCAATGACCAACGGCTTGGATGCGTCAAAACTTGCCTTGAAGTGTGGGCGATAGATACCACACACGTACTTCGTGTTTCTGACCTTGTTCGCTACGATCCCGCCTGATGTGTTGCCCTCGATTGTGTAGATGGCCTCACAATCCTTTCTCTCTCTGACAAAGCCGATGTGATTAGGTGTCGAGTTCGGTTCCCAATCAAAGAAGATTATGTCACTCGGTAATGCGAGATATGGTGGTACTTCTGCGAGATTGCTCCTGCACCACTTGATTGTAGTTGGACAGTATGTCTGCTTTGTGCCGTTACAGAAAAGGCTTGCGTTACCCGCCTCGGCAAAGATGGTCGTTACAAACGCATCGCACCACGCAGAACCACTCGGCAGACCGCAGTATTTGCGGAAGCGTGAACCACCTTGTCCGAGATACTTCTTTGCGATATTCAGTTGTTCGGTGTTACTCTTCCCCATCTTGCACCTCTACTTCCCCATCGCCATAGTCGAACACCTCATAATCGTCTATGACACTGTCCTCAGGCTCGTCTTTGCTCATGTAGATGTGGCGCTGATAGTCCACTTCGGGGAGTCCTGTTGCGATGCTCGTCAGCACAGACAGTATGCCCGCTAATGCTGACGCTGACACTACCATTTGCCAATTAACGTCTGACATAAGTGTTGCCGTGCCGATAATCGCTATAGCCGTTTGGCAAATAGTTCGCAACGCACGTATTGAAGTTGCTTTCCAAAAATCTTTCATTGGTTTTCCTTTCTGTAGGTTAAAAAGTTATTGGCAAAAAGTAGAACGAAAAGTTAGCGTTTCCCGAAGATGACCCCAACTTGATTGTTGACCCTTTCGTCACGGGATAATGCTGAGTGGTAGCATACCCCGAAAAGGTGTTTATTCTTCCGTTCGGTACACCATCTATAAGACCATATGCGGGGGATGAATTGGTTGGGTTCATATATACTTCCAACACACCATCCGTTTCGGCGGTGTATCCCGTAATTGGGTTAATTTGCGTTCTTGTGCCAAAATGCATACCTCTCATGTTGATTGTTGATGTTGCCATATGTTCTATGGCGTTAGGTTTTCGCTCTATGCAAACTTGATTCCGACTACTTTGATTACGCCTAATAACCAATTCGCATCGTTGCTCGACGAGTTCACATATATTCCCGTTGGGGTAGTCGACAGCGCAACATTGCCGAACAGCGTTCCCGTATATGCACAATGGTCAAGCGTGAGATTCTGCCCTACTGAAAAATCGTTTCCGATAGGGAGAATGTCATAGAAGCATTCGAGGTTTGTTTTCGTGTAAATCACCAACGCATCAAAGTTAGATGGTGCTTCACTCAACGTGATGTTTCCGCTTGTAACCTTGTTTCCGTTGTATAAAACTGTTGTCTGCATAGGTGCTTTTATTATTGATGTCATGCCGTACTCGGCAAGGCTGATTATTTCCAATAGCCGATTGCTATCCACCTTAACCACTTTGCTGATGTTGTAGATTGCCATATCTCGAATTGGTTAATGGTCACGCTCTCAACGCTCACAGTACTTCTGCCACTTCCTGCGCCACTTACTGCAATTACTGTAGGCAACTGCTCTACTTTATAAGGAATCGGAAATGTGACAACGGTTGTGGTTGCTGTTACGTTCTGCAACGTACCCCATTGAATAAGGACACCATTCGGCAATTTTAGATAATCTTTGGTTGGATACCCCTCATGGCTCCCGCCGATGTTGCCGTCTATCTGCTTAATCGTGCTAACAGCCATAAGGAGTCACCTCCTTACCTTGCCTCAAACCTCCTCTCGGAGATTTGCTCGGAGACAGCCCTAACGCACTGCCTCCTTTCTGTACTGAGGAGTACCCCCCCCCACGAATTTGTTTACGATAATCCTGTCCATGTTATGCCTCCTGTTCCGGTTCCGGTGCAGCTTTCTTTTCCCAAGTTTCGCCCTTGAGTCCGAGGCCGTTGCCATCGAGAATCTGTACGAGAACGTAGTCCGTATCGGCGTTATTGCCGAAAGCATACGCTCCGAGATATGCGTGATAACTCTGTTTCGCTGCGTCGAGCGTGTCCTTTACCACTACGCCCTTTTCAATTGCGCCCTTTGTGCGCTTGATCTGAATCAGAAAAAACTTATCCATAGAAAACGTCCTCCTTATTCAAGTGGAATAACTAACCATATCGTTGCGGTTGTTGAACCGGAAATGGATCCTGCTACTGAAAGCGATCCGTCCTGTGTAGTCACAGTCCAGTCGCTGGTCTGTGCTGACGGTGTTCCGAGCAGACAGTCACCTGGTTTGACTATGTGCTCGGCCACGATTCTATCGTCCGAAACCGATACAGGCAGACTCGATACTGTTCCGAGATTGATCTGTAACGGCCTTGCCTCCTCTGTACTGTATGCCCTGACAAAGAGCCTCGAGAACGTAACTGTCGAGCCATTCAGGTCGATTCTGTAAAGAGGCATATCCACGATCGTAGCACCCTCGTCGATTTTGCCCGTATTGTATGACGGAGCGACTGGAGTGTTTCCGCTCTGGACTTCGGTGCCCTTTATGACTATCAGTTCCGCAGCGTCAACGAGCGAAACGTTGTCGTGTGTGAACCTCAAACAAACGAGGTCGATTCTTGCGTATCCTGTCGCACACGTATCCACCGAGAGCGTTTCCTGTGTTATCTGAATCATGTGTCCTTGCATCGAAACCAGCCCGTCGAGGATTGTAAAGTCGTTGATTGTCGGCATAGATCCAGCGAGTTTGTTTCCGTCGCTCATAACATACTCGTCAGCTCCGAACGCTGCACGATATACGCTCGCGTCCATAGCCGGTGTAATGTGCCTTGTTCCCGTGTAGCCGGTTATTATGTTTGTGCCCATTTGCTATCCTCCTAAAGTAGCACTCGCGTCTTATATTCATAGACCTCGGACTGATATTCACCGTAGTTCTCGACTCGCCACACGATAGTCGTGATTTCAGCCGAGACGGTCTCGTTCGTGAGAACGTCCTTACCTCCGATGATGTCCGAGAGTTGAATATCTAAATCGTTTATATTCACCTCGATTTGTTCGTGGTTATGTATCAGCTCTTTGAAGTACTTCGTCCCGTCTCCGAGTAAATCTTCCGTAGCTGATGCGTCATAAACCTCGACTGGAAACGCACCTGCTATCGGTGTCTGTGATATGTTCCAGCCCTCGTCCGCGTATAGGTGTATAACCTCACGCTCGTGGAGTTCGCCCTGTCCGAGACAAATAACGTGCCGAGGTGTGTTGTTGTCTCTGACGATAGTGAGCTGAATCTTATCGTTGTAGTCTTGTGAGACCTCGATTTCGCTACGTCTGTCCCTCGCCTCGATGATGTTTAAAACGGCCTTGCCTCCGTATCCATCGGACTCGAAAGTAAATGCCATTCTTAAATTAGACTGTGCAGCGGTTAGCAGATTAGTCGCACCTTCAAACGTTGAAATGTATCTGTTAAACTGATACGTCCCGCCCGAATACGATGTGTTTGCAACCTCTATCCACTCCCCCATCGGTAACAGCCGGAGCGAATCCGCAAGATTGCCCGAGACTATCAGATAATCTTGCCCCGCTGGAGGCTCGATGATCCATTGACTGAGGCACCCTCGCCACGTTCTCCCCGTGTATTTGATCGTATTCTCTGCGATGTCTATCGTACTCCCGAGGATCTCTCCACCGTACTCGGTGCCCTCCACGAACACGATACAACTGATTTCGTTCTCTGCCCACAGGAGACCGTCCTTCGTGGTCGGTAGTTCCATAGTTAATTCAAAGTTATTTGTAACGTAGTCGATGTCCGTTGAGACCTCAAACGCTCCCTCGAAGTGACTCAAGTATCCGCTCGTCTGTACTCCGTTTTCGTCAGTCTTGACGTAAATTAAATCCATGACGGCTCGCTCCTTCTTTCAATCGTAGTGAAGTCGAATCTGATTTGACCGAATGTTAAGTCGGTGTGCTGTCCTAACGTCAGGAATGGAGTATTCTCTTTGTCTCTGTAAACGAACGCATCCGTACTCGCTCCATTCGGCTCCAGTATCGTGATAGTCTTGACTGACCCGTTCGACACGATCTTGAGTCGCTGTGTAGCGTCGATCGTGATATTGACCTTCACCGGCTTATTATCTAGATAGATGACCGGATTAACTTGTGGGCCATATATGATAGTTTCGAAGCCGTTCCCGGAACCAGCGAGATCGATACTCGCGTAATGGCTTTCCGGCTGTGAGTAGCCGTAGTTATATCCACGCCCCATGAGTTCATCTTCGAGTGTATAGTCTCGTCCGAGGTTCTCTCCCGTGGAGCCACCGCCTGGATCACCGTTGTATGACCTTGTCACCATACGGAGCCAAGTGGAGTTAGGTGATACCGCTTCAAAAGCAATAACGTGATCCCTTTTGCCATAGAATGAGTGCTCTGACTTAATCACGTAGCAGTTAAGTCTCCACCCATTTATCAAGAGATAGCCTGGCTCATTCGCTAATATGTCATCCGTGAAGATGTCGCATAGTGCATCATAATCTGTGAGAGAATTACTTGTAATCGCAACGCTGAATGAATACGTTGTTTTATCCCTTCGAAAACTACCAAAGTGGCCAAACTGGTCGCTATATTCCCATGTCTGATCTTTAAACTCGCCCGTGCCAAGCACCATATAATATGGGTCCTCACCGAACGTCAGCTTTAATATTCCATTTCGGTTGTAGTAGTAAACTTTATCCATCGCCTACCTCACTAAACTGTTGACGTAACGTCCAGCCCACATTCCATTTACTTTAAAGTCCTTTTCTTTTGAAACCTCCTCAAGCAATGCCATTAATATTGTGTTCTGCCTTATGAGTAAAGCTTCAGTCTGATTGTTTTGCTCGTCCAATCTCTGCCAAAATGGATCCAGTGGAAGTATCGCCTCAGGCCCTGCTTCACCCATTCCGATTCCACCGAATATAGTTGCGCCGTCCACGATACCGCCTTGTCTGTACCACGAGACGGACAGACTTGGAACGGTTTTATTCTTTAATGAAAATTCACCAGTCAGCTTGAAGTGTGGCAACTTGATATTGCTCATGACCTTGCCAATGCTGAATGGGAAGTAGGATTTTATCTTGTCGATTACTGCCTTAACCTTTCCAATCAGTGCATTGATCGGTGCCATGAATCTGTCACGAATACCAGCCGCTGCTTGTGAGACCTTGCCCCATAGTGCCGAGCCGAGTCCTGTTACAATCGCAAGTCCAATCTTGTCGATTGCCAAAACAATCTTCGGAAGGTTTCTGATCAGGGCCGTTGCAAGCTGCATGACTAACTGTCCACCAGCTGTGAGGATCTTCGGCAATTGTGTCCTCGCCCATGTATTAATCTGCGTTGATGAGACTCCATTCGCAAAGTTCGTTATATTCGTTGCTAAACTTGTCAGCAAGTTGGATATCCCTGATACCAACAGCGGAAGGCCTGTCTGTAAGAACGCCAGTATTGCGGTCGGAAGAGATTTGACCAGCGTCCCAATCATTGGAATGAAGTTACCAAAGAAGAACGTACTTACTGATTGCGCGAGCTGTGTCATAGCCGGGCCCACATTCTGCCCAAGTGCAAGAGATCCGAGCAAGTTCTGCGCCGATGCCTTCATAGCATTAAACGAACCGCTGAACGTCTGTGATGCCTCTGCCGCCGCGACCCCAGTCAGACCCAAGTCTCCTTGTATCGCGTGAATAGCAGCATAAACGTCTCCGAGATTGTTGATGTCATAGTGGACACCAGTCAACTTCTCTGCATCCGCCAGGAGCCGTTCCATCTCGGACTTCGTTCCGCCGTAGCCTAACTTCAAGTTATCCAACATGGTGTAGTTCTGCTTGGCGAAGCCCTGATATGCCATCTGAACCGATGTGATATCCGTGCCCATCTTCGCAGAGTTGTCGGCCATGTCAAGAATCGCCGTGTTCGCCGCCTCTGCTGCTTTGGTTACGTCTCCACCAAAGGCCTGTTTTAGAGATGCTCCGAACGAAACGGCCTGTTCCGAGTAGTCGTTCATCGAGATACCCGCCTGAGCCGCTTCTCGCGCGTATGCCCTGACTCCGTCTGCCGCTTCGCCGTAAAGCGTGTCCACTCCACCAAGATATGACTGCTGGAGTTTCGCACCTTCATCGAGCGCACTCTTGACGGTCTTAATCACAGCCGCGCCGATTGCCACCTTTGCGAGAGCCTTCTTTGCGAATCCGCCTATTTTCGTTCCCGCATCAGTACCGGCCGCTGCCGCTTCTCCGCTGAGTACGTTCGTTATTGAGCCTTTTATGCCTTGCGCGGATGGTACGATCTGTACGTAAGCCGTGCCAAGTGTAGCCATAGTTACTCTCCTCTGATCTGTTTCAGAGCGGTTTCAAAGTCCTCCGCCGTTCTGAATCCTTTTACTTTTGGTTTTGTCTCGCCCTGTATCGCCTCTGTAAACAGGAACGGTTTGCTTGTTTTATCCTTGCTAAATCCCGCTCTCAACAGCGAAAGGTTGTCAGCGATAGATGCGAGTATTACTGTCTCCAAATCCACTGGCATGTCAGAGATTCGGAGCTTTATTCGTGAATTATCCCTCAGACCAGCAGATAAGGTCGCCACCAGTTGTACCGGGAGCGACCTATAATCAAATATCTGATAAGTCTCGGCAAGATCGCATATTAATGCGTTCTCGTCGATACTGATCATGCTGGCGAGGGTTAGGAGTTTTTTAACTCGTTGGCGGATTCCATAATCTCTGTCAGAGCGTCGACCATCTTGTCAGCTGGAGTTACTCCGTCCACCTCGAGGTGTTTCGCAAGTTTATCGACCTCTTTTTCGCCGCCTAACAGTTTCTCGGCGATGTCCACTATCAAGCCTGTGTCGCCCTTATCGATTTTGCGAAGCAGTGTCAGAAATCCCCAGTCGTTCAGACAGTTCTCGTTGATTTCAACATTGAACCCGTCTTTTAATTTAGCCTTCATGTGTACACCTCCTTATCCATTTGCCTATTAGGACTGCTTGATGTACTCGTAGTGAGTATTGCCATCCGTATCAGGCAGAGCTGTTATAGTGACTTCATACCCAACAGCATCGGAGTCTGTGTACTCGATGTCGCCGATTTCTGAAATCTTTCCATGAGGAATAACAACTCTCTTAACTGTGTTGCTGTTCATGACCATGTCGATTGCCCACACGCCCTCTTCTGGTTCCGTGGCGTTCGCCTCGATTGTAATGCCTGTTGAGAGTGTGCCGGAGACATTGCCGGATCCATACACAGCCTTGAGGACTTCCACGTTCAGAACTTCGATAAGAGTGAACTGGAATGTATCAGTTTTCTCTTCCTGAATGTTCAGAACCGTGTCGCCACCCCATGCCTTGATATCTGTAGTATCAGGGCTGTTGGAGTTTGTGAGTCCGTCCTCGCTTACATATCCGAGCGCCTTAAAGTCGGCTGCAAGAGCGGTTGTGGCATCTGTTGGGAGAGTAGTTCCTTTCGCCGCTCTCCAGATAGCACCACCGATCGCCGGCTTGCCAGCACTTACGTTTCCTACTGTCTGTGCCATTTAGTGCCTCCTAATAATGAGTTATTGAATACACAGCCTGCCAGCGGTACTGCTTTGTGGCTGTGTTCGTAAAGTTGTAATCTGTTTCGAGCTCGACCCGTGTAATCTGATCGAACTCAATTAATCCTTCCATCACCTCAGTGACTTCTTGATTCAGAAGCATGGCGTCATACAACGTAGCACCATACGACTGGATCGCGAAGGACGATGTGATGATGTGGTTGTTTCGGCTGCTTCCTGTCTTGTCGACCAGAACATAGTCTGTCGTCTGTTCGGGAGCCTCCATCCCGACGAATACCTCAAGATGCTCACTGAGGTAGTCGATCAGTAAAGTCTCGATCATATGCCACCTCCTCTGGCCTTGAGCAGGGTGTTATTCTCGTAGTTGTCTCTGCGGGCCTCGACTGTAGCTGCATGAACTGATGCGTTCACACGATTCGTCCCTACGTGAGTAGTGAGCTCGTACCCCGGACCGCATCTGCTCTGGATCCTCGAAGCGTACTCGGACACGACGCCCATAGCTTCGCCCGATTTCAGCAGTTGTCTTACACCCGCCTTGTCCAATTTGAAATTAACCTTGCTCATATCTTTCGACCTGCACCTTCTTGTTCCAGCTGAGCGGAATCATGTCATCAATGCCCTGCGTCGGGATTCCGATGATCCTCCAGTCGGCATCAAAGAATCTGACCTTCTTCCCTGCTGTCCAGTTGTGTGTGTCACCCTTCGGTATTCCAAGTTGATATACGGCTTTACGGCCCGTGAGGTTGAATGTCTCAAGCTGTTCTGTAGAGCTGACAGGAGCAACAAGCACGTTGTCCACCTCTACGGGCACTTCCGCAAAGATTGGTTTGTTCAGTGGGTCCTTGCCCGTCTGAGTCAAGTCGTAAAGGACGATTGTTACTCCTCTGATTCTGGCCATAAACTGATCACCCCCATACGCTGTCTCTTAAGTCCGAGCCTCGCCAGTTCGCTCTTCTTTATGAAAAGGCCTCCACCCGGCACGAGATATGTGCCGGATACGGAGTAACCTAATGCAGATTCAGAGAACTGTGTTGCGGGCTCGCTGTCAGTGGATGTCATCAATGCCCTTGCCACTACATCCACCGTGACGGACTTCGCAACCGATGCGAGTGTCGGTCTCTCCTCAATCATATCGTCGAGATTCTTTCCGACCTTAAACGCTTCCTCACGGAGCGAGTCCGAAACGATCGGGAGAAGCGCATCAGCACGAGTGGATTCATCTGTTGTCATCTGTCTCCACAATGTGTTGATGTCTTCGATAGTTGCGAAGTTGCTCATTGTCTACCCCCTTATGATTAAGCGTTGTGATATACGACAGAGGTCTGCTGAGTAATCTTGTATCCGAAGGCCTTTCTGCCCTGAACTGCGCTGCATCCGATGTGAGCGCCGTCAGCAAGATCATAAACGCCTACTGGAACGTTCCAAGCGTCTACGAAGTGGCAGAAGTCGCTGTTGCCGATAACGTAGTCAACAGTCTTCTGTGAAGAACCGGAACCTGTTGTCAGTCCGTTGAGGTTGATTGCTTCATATACAGGGATTCCTGCAAGTCTGCCCATGTAGCCAGCACCGAGTTCGCCTACGTTTGCAGCAGCCGCTACGAATTCAGGGCTCTGGATCAGCTTCGCATAGGAGTCGGAAGTAACAGCGATCCACAGCTTAGCCGGATCTACTTTCGCCTTCTTGACTGTAGCGATGTCTGTGACCATCTTCTCGTAAATGTTGCTCTTTGTCAGAGCTGTCGTGTCGCTCGAAGCTGTGCCGTGAGCGATGAGGTCAGCAGCGAGAGCCGCGTCAACGACGTTCGCCAGAGCATAGCCGGCGGAGTCGAGTCTCTCAGCTACCA